GAGTGGATGTGCGACGATATCCTTTTGAAAAGAATTGTCGTGCAGCACTTAATCGAGAAATGATTTCCGATGCCTGCTGCCTGTTCTTAGGTTGTGTCCTCCTCAAGTAAACCGGGTTTACCGGTTCACCCAAAAAGGCATCAACTCCACAAGACTCTCGGAAGTTTCCTTGAACGAAAGTCTTTTGGGCATTCACCTTACAATTGTACTTAATCAGGTGATCAAGAACAGTACGCGCCGCGTGAGTGGGAACAAGAATATCGTCCCCATACACGTAGACGCAAGAAGCAGCAAAATCAACTGACTTCTTGCTTACAGGAAGTCTGTACTCCTTAATCAAGGCCATTACACAAATAGTGTAAAAGTACATGGCCTCGATCGGAAAACAGAGAGCACTACCCATGGAGGCGAACTTCTTTAATGGACCAATTACGGTTCCATCTGGAAGTAAAGCCCTTGTCGACCGACATGCCTCAATCGCGTCCCACAAATCAGGGTTGCTATGAAACATAATCTTAGCCAGCTCGTGTGGTACACGATCACTAGCATCGGATAAATCTATCGTTGCTAATTGATTGTCAGCCGACGCTTTCATCGCCAAGCTCTGGTTTATCGATTGGTCACGAAAATTTATGTGACGTCGAGTACGCCAGTGTGATTCGATCAAGTCATAAAGAACCCGTCGAATCCCTTGCTGTGCAAATTGCATACAGCAGGGCTCAATAGCGATTATCCTGGGTCCCTTGAGTGTCTTCGGAACCGGAGTAACCTTAACAGGCCGCTCTTTATCCGAATGCACAATTTCAACAGACTCGAGCTCCACTGAATTAGAATCCAGCTCCCCAATAGAATCAGGGTAGCCGGAACCAACCAGTGGGAAATAAGGCTCAAGCCTAGCGTGCCAAGTCCGCCAGGTGTACTTTCTGTTTCCAGAAAGCCCATCGGCGGTAGCGCCGGGACCGTGCCTAGGTACAAGTTCGCCAACACATAAATTGTGTAGCAGACTATCCCAAAGCACACACGATACTTTCGTGAAATCCGAAAGAATATCGCCGGACACTTGGAACAACTCGAAGGAACGCTCGATTTCAACGAAGTTCCCCAATGCTTTATGCGTCCGAGCGGACGTACAAGGCAACTCAATCTTCTTGTAAACGAGACATACTTGTCGTATGCTCGCCACAGCGAGAATGGGTTTAAGGGGGTTGACTGGTTTGACTTCATCGTTAATCCTTCCTGTCTCCAAATTGAAGACTTGACTAAGCAACCCTCGTAAAAATACGGGGCCTGCTTGATGTTTCTTGAATTTCCGGAAACATTGTGAGTCAACAAAGCCGAGCTCTAGACATCTTTCGAAGTCAGAGCAAAACTTTGGAAGAGTGATCGTTAAAAACGAAACACCCTCTTCTTCAACCCGTGACCGGATAGTACGAAGGTCACGTAAAGAGACCTTAGCGCGGGCTTGATGGCAGGCGTCTCTATAGACGCTCTCCATCACTTCTAGGTAGTCAGTTGCCTGGCTTTTCAAGTTGCCCTCCATTTCTGGAAGGAATCAACTGTACAGCTACTTCAACTAGCTACTCCCTTACGGGTACAATCTACAGACATCATGGAAACGAAGCCGCTAAACCCGAGTACGAATCAAACGACTAACCTCTAAGAGGTCGTCATAAGACAAGTATGTCAGGTTTTTACAAACTTCACCCAGTATCGCACAATAACGACGCGATATCGGGTTGGTTTGATCGGCAAATTCCTCAAGACGCTGACGATCGAGTTCGGCTTTTACCAATGGACTATCGTCCAGAGGTGCGCCACTCGAACCGCCAGGAACCAAACCGTTTTCACCTAGAACTTTGGCGACAGCGGCAGTGGTTCCAGCTTTTGCGAGGTCTTTTATTAAAGACTTTGCGAAGGTGTTCATAAGGAATTTCCTTTCTAGGACTCACGTCCAAAAAGTTTCGTAACCATGGTGGTGTCTAGCCAAGTCTTAAACCCAGCCACCATTTGATCAACCTGCGTCGACGTAAAGCCGGCAACAGGACGGTCAAGAAGGACGGAGACGGTAACGGTCTCGAAATCGTTGACAGCAGTCAACGGATCGGGAACGACAGCCCTCTGGGTAAAGCTCACGAGAGATTTCACTCTTTCCTTCCCATCCTTGCGGAGGGAATTGTGACGAACATCAAGTGAGAAAGTTTGGTCACTCATCTGATAGAAGGCATGACTGCCATCTTGTTGGATGCGTGGCATACTCTTGGCAACGGCATTAACCGTTATAGATTGTGGATCTGCTAGCAAAGTAGTTGACTCCTTTGAAGTATAGGGGGTTAACTAAGGGTGACGGAATTGGATTCCCTAGTTCCAAAACCTAGCTATGCACCTCTAGCGATAAATCCTGAGCTTATTCGGGAATCATTAACAACGAAACCCGAATTCGTTTGGAGAATACCAATCGCGCCCAAGATTGCCCATTGTTTAGCCGAAAGGCTGTTCCATGGGACGTTAAATCCATACGGACTATCTGCAACTTCCCTTTGTTTCAAAGCGAGATTTCGCCTCCATTCAAAGGAAACTGGACCAGAGCCGGAAAAATTAATCATACACGTTTTAGAAACGGTATGACTGCTCTGCTTCATAACGTACAGATAGCGGGACGTGATGCCATCCTGGATAAAATCGTCGTAGCGTTCGATAAATCGACCTACGCCGGTAAACCAGTCTACCATCCACGACCAAGGTGTGATTTTCCAGAGAACAGTGGGATTGATGCGTGCACCATAGATTGTTAGAATCTGTTGCACAGTGGTAAAAGGGGATGTAAATCCTCTCAACCGATCATCAAACTCAGGACGATACGACCTGAAGGACCCGACAGCCCAGACACGAGATTTATCGTGTACAAGGATGTCGGTGAGTCCCTTACAGGGAATACCATCCACAACCATCGTGCTGCACATTTGATCCATCGGATTAGTGGACTGATTTGGTTCAGTGTCACTACCGTAGATTCTCTTGATAGGCACAATGGTCTCTGTCTCTTCCAGCACTCTCATTCGCCTCATCCACTGGCCATTGTCTCGAACAGATTGAGCAATGATCTCGTGAGATCTCTGGTACGTTGAGTACATACTCATAAGATCGGAGATGAAGGGAACCCAACCGAAGTTATGGTTGAGAAAATTCTCTGCCACGTTAGTCGGTGACATGAGTACAGACCCGTAACCGCCGCCCATTTGTTTCCATGAATTGTGAAACAGATTTGCGGATGTTACGAGTTGCCGAGGCAAGTCTCGCAGCTCATAGATGAACTGGGAAACACCTGCTTTCGCAACGCGAGGCTTGAGTTTATCCCAAGCCTGAGAGTGGTAGCCTGATAGTGAACTAAATGAAGCAAGGGAGGTATTGGTGTACTGAGAGATTAAATCAGTACCCCAATCATTCCCGCAGCTAAACGCTCCTTTATACTCCCAATCAGACCTGGGTTGAAACCCAGGAAACTGACTGGAAAGATATCGGTTCGATTTAGTCAACTCACAAGTAGGAACACGGTAACTAATAGACTTAAAAGGCCCACCAGAGTTAAAGGGAGGTCCAGGATTTACCTGGTCCCAAGTCCTTATAAGCTGGGAAGCCTCAAAGGCACTACCGGTAGCAAAACGAGTTTGCACCATGTCAATCACGTTGTTAAGGCGTCTGGTAAAGACACCCAACTTGGTGACACCCGCTATTATGTTGCGGCCATAACCTGGCAGCTCCTTTTCGCGGTAACGGGAGAAAACCGAAGAAATTCGATATTTCCTGGCAGCTCTCCGCTTCCTTCGACGAAAAACAGAAGCTTTAAGCATCTGCTTCGCGAAAGCATGTTGAGCTCTTCGAACTTTTCGTTCCAGAGCCCACATATAGCGCCTTGTAGCCTCCTTATCAGAAATTAGATGTTGGAGGCTGCGTCTTAAGCGTTCCGTGGCATCAGGCATACAAAACACCTCGTATGGAAAATTAAAGAAAAGCCTATCGCTAAGCTTCTCTAAGAC